GAACCCTCAACTGATGATTACAAATCAACTGTTATACCGTTTAACTAACCCAGCTTTTAGATACGCGATAGTTAGTATCTTGTACACTAAGTGCTTTAATGTACAAGATAGTGAACATTAGTGGGACGGGCTATGAGGTCGAGATCCCTCGGCCCCATTGTCTTAAGCTGTACCCCCGTCCAGTACAGCAGCAGCACTATCATTACTAAAGCGGACGAACACCGCAAGCCAGCCCACGATAGGCTACAGAACTGGCCCAGTTAGTAATCCCGCTCGGTATCATTCATGGGTTGTCAGTCCCCAAAACCTTTAGAATGACCCGAACGGGATTATTTGGTTCGATTGAGACTCGTTAGCTGCATGCCCTGAGAAAGGATTTATCGGTTTTACCAGCAGCTTAGTAGTTCATGGGGTATCTCTTTACTTCCCATTAGCCTCAATCGAATTGTGGTTGCGGACGGTCGGGATCGAACCGACTTTACTGGCTTGGAAGGCTGGTTTCTGACCAACAGACGCCCACATTACTTGGCCTACCCTACTGGACTCGAACCAGTAGCCTACAGCTTAGAAGGCTGTTGCTCTGTCCAGTTGAGCTAAGGGTAGTATTCCTTGGGAATAAACTTGATACTACCAATCTGTTTGTTGTACCAATTTCTATCCCCATCTTTGTCTGTGTCTGTCAGAGTGTCTAACTTGTGTTGCATGTTAGCCTCACCGTACACCAGTCCACCCCTTGTCTTGTACACTTGGAGTATGAGGAAATGAAAGTTACTCTTCCTCATGTTCTTGATGTCTTGGTTCAACTCGACAGAAGATCCTGTGTAGTTTTGCCACTTGGTTTCAGCAACTCGTTTCTTCTTACGATAAGAATGAAACTGTTTCTTGCCAAGGTACTTGCGACCAGTGATCATGTTAGTAATAAGATACACGAAGCCAAAAGAATTGTCAACGTCTATGGTTGTATGATACTCCCAATGCCCGTAGTTCACGGCTCAACTTCCATCACTCGCGGAGGATCAACCACAGTAGTAAGCCATACAGGACCAGTACTGTATACAAACTTACGTAGTCCCACATCAGCCCAGCATTCCTTCTTGAAGTCACAGTAAGAACAACCCACCGGAAGCTTCATGTTACCACCCTTGCCCATAGGTTCAGGTTCGTAGCAGCGTTCAGGTGGTGTGTCATTGGCAACTACTTCCTTCAGGTGAGCAATGCGTGAGTGAATGTCAACAGTGTCACCAGCAGATACAGGTAGTAGAGCCAACGTACCGTTCTGCTTGTCCACAGCAAGGAAGGCTCCGTGATCACGATTATATACAGGGTCAGCCATATAGCCAGAAAGCTGAGTATAATAACCAAATGGATCGTCATCTTTCAGTGTGCCTTCTTTGAACTTCTTAAATGCGTAAGAGCTTGCAGACTTTACATCGACCAGAATACCGTCAATGAAAGCATCACGATGGCCCAGAATACCATCCACTCGTACCTCACCTTGTCGTCCTTCCACGGTATGCCCAGCAACTTCTGCAAGACAGAGGACAAGCTCTTCAAGGATGTCTCCATAAAGAAACTTGAAGAAAGTAGAAGGTGTGAACTCTTCTCGCGGAGTGTTGTGAGTCTCGTACCAAAGCTGTCTGTCTTTCTTGCCGAGGTTAGATAGACGTAGCGTACCTTCTCTTGCTTTTCTCGGCGCAAGGCGCGTCTTGATGAGGTCTGCCATGCGTTTGCCGAACTCGTCTGCTTCTTTGCCAATGTCTTTCCCTTCACTGAGTACCTTGTAGATATCTTCGACAAGGGTATTGATACTCTTACCTGAAATCTCCGTCACCCTGAATCTTCCCTTCTGCTGCACGTTTCTTCAAAGCTGCAAGGTTATAGTTAGCAACAGAACTAAGAGGCAAGTCAAAGTAGTCAGCCAGTGTTGCCAGATACCAGAGGACACCACCAAGTTCACCAATCATCTTACGCCTGAACTCGTCAGAGAACTCAGTACCCAGAGGGCCATCAGTATACCTGACATCACCCCTATGGTACTTCTGTAACAGACCCATGACTTCACCTGTCTCAGCAGCAAGACCAGAGGACAGATGGGCCAGTGATCCCTTGATCATAGTCTTACGTGCCTCATTCTGGTAGATGTCAAAGTCCCAGAGAAAGCCTGTGTCTACTTCTTCACGCATCTTCTTCCTCCAATTCTTTGATCAGTCTATCCAGATACCACCTTGCCTTCTTAAGATCTTCGACAGGGTTCTTCTTGTATCGCCAACGATGAAGGTACTTCTTCACGTTCCATTCAAGACCACCAGTAAAAGCTTCCCAAGGCATATTGTCTTTGAGATAGTCAACACACTCAATACTTCCTGAGGTGTAGTGAGAGGGTCTATTGACCCCCTCCTTTATTGCTCTGTCATAACTGTACGGTTGTGCCACTGGAGGCCAATCAGTCTTCAAGTTCAAACTCATGCTCACGCGATTCAGCAGGAACAGTGGCAGGGGTAGATGCCCCATCCACAGGGGAGAAGAAGCTGTCAGTCTTCTGGTAGGGTACAAGGGTAACAACCTTGAGGCCAGCAAACTTCTTTGTCTTACCTTCCTGATCCCAATCAAGCATCTTACCGAACTTGATCACACGACCATACTGCTTGTCATCATAGGCACGCCAGAAGACAATGCACTCAGAGCCATTACCAACAAGGTCAGTCATGGGCTGACCATTGGCATCAACCACAACCATGCTGGATATGTTACCACTGCGGTCAATCTGGGTGGTACGCAGGGCAAGGTACTTACCACCGTTGAAGAGGGTGTCCTTGCCAGACTTGATCTTCTTGTCAAGGCGAAGCTCAACCAGCTTCTTCTCAATCTCAGGGGTGACTTCGATGTTAGTCTCGAAGTGTCCATACTTGGAGGGTTCGTGAACGTGGGCATACGCAACACGGGTGCGGAACTCACCGTTAATCGTAGACATTCGCATTCTCCTATTTGTTATTAGATGTATAGTGTATCATACTGGTTGTAGCTGTCAATGGGTTTCTGCCCAATTCGAGCCAATTTTATACTCACCATCCAGAGGACAGTTAAGTTTGAAGTGAAGTCCTGCGTCACGGATAGACTGTACCTGTATCTGGCCCAGCATATCTGCCTGATCTTCCTTCACCTCAGTCTGCCATTCGTCATGTACCCAGACAACCTGTCTGAAGTCCAGACTCTTGGCCTTGTTATACCAGATCACATTGGCTGAACGCATGATCACTGTCTCACCACCCTGAAGGTAGACAGACAGAGCCTTGTGATCTGATTCGATACCTAGTCTGCGTCCGTCAAGGCCAACAAGGTAGCCTCTCTCAGCAGCCATAGATGCCTTACGTTTCAGTGCCTTCAGTGCAGGGGTTGCCTTGAGGAAGTTATCCATAGCCCACTCTGCCTCTGCGTAGGAGCAGCCAAGGATCTGCGAAACCTTGCCAACCCCGGCACCCAATAGCCAAGCATAGATAAACGTCTTGGCGGTAGGTCTATCCTTGCAGAAACCCCCAAGCGCATTCATGTTGTAGGTATGAATGTCACCGTTGAGTAGGGTGTCTGTGTAGACAGGATCGTTCATGTAGTGGGCGAGTACCCGAAGTTGTATTCCTGAAGCGTCCGTTCCGCATAACTTATAGCCTCTGGGGACAGTCCAAGCTGCTCTGCATTCATACGCAAATAGTCCAGATAAGCCTCTCGCATCTGTAATACTTGGGATGTTTGCCATGTTTGGTCCTTGGTGCGCGGCCCTGTGCGTGATAGCACCGGGAAGGATGACTTGTCCATGTACTCTCCCTTCATCATCCATACGTTCCAGCCAGTCTTTAGCTGTCTTCCACCTTGTCTCAAGGATCTTCCACTTCTTCATGTCACGGACAGGAGGAGGTGCAGTATCAGGGATGGTGTCAAGGTTATCCTGACAGATCTTCCATGAATTACCAGACTTGGTTTTGACATAGGGCTTCCACCCCACAGAGTTAAGACGCTTGACTACCTGTGCGGGTGAGCCAAGGTTGAACTCTTCGACATGATCTTTCAGTCGCTTGCCTGTCTTCTCACTGATGCGTTCAGTAACAATAGGTGGGAAGAACTCAAGCACTGCTTTCTCAATACGATCAGCCTCAGTCTTAGCACCGACATAGATTTCCATGGCAATACCCCTGTCCAAGAGGAAGCCGTTACGCTTCTGCTCAGACACAATGAACTGCATGGAATGTTCCAGCCGGATAGACTCAGCAGAGAAGTCCTTCATCTCCTTCTTAAGGTGGAGGTAAAGCTTCTCGGTAAGGGCAACGTCTTGCTTGCAGTACACCTTCATATCTTCAGTGTATTGTGACCAATCGTTGAACTCAATCTTGTTATC